TTCTCCATAAATTGCGTATCAATAACAATAATCATTAAGCAGTCCTTACAATAGATTTACGAGCACCGCTAAGGGTTTTACTATTATAGCGGGGTTTGCGTGGTTTACAAATCTTGATCATACCACCAGATTTCAAGAATTTTAGAATATCTTTTTTGACAGCAATATCAGCAATCAGTTTAGTGGAGGTCATAGATTTTAGATCCTTTTTCATTTTCAATACAACCAGTATAATGGATAATCGAGAAATTGTCAATAGGACTGTTGCCGAAAAGCAACAAGAGGAGGTAAGGCGGGGAGGGTTAGTTAGTACTTACTTACCAGTCGGAGGCGTTACTGTAGCCATCTAGGTCTGGCATCTCTGATAAGTCTGGAATGCTTATTGCGTATTCGTCAGCAGCCATTAGAGTACCTGCCTTGAGCATGTGTCCGTGTGCAATTCTCTCTGGCGACTGTGAGGTTTCTCTATTACTATCTGAGATTTTCTGTTTGGTTTCTTCTGAGTGTATGCGAGTAGAGTTAGCGCAGGTCTGACAGCAATATAGTCCTCTCTTACGGTGTATTATACCGCATACTGGACATTCTTTTTCTTTATATACACCAGGCATTTGATGGTTTCCAATACTTTCACTTACTACCTCTATCTATACGATTAATATTGGTATAGTTTTCTTTAATATGCCTCTTTAAAAGATTGGAATGTCTCCAAGGACTATCACCTCTTACCCACATATTTTCCTCTATATAACATCTCAGATCATACTTAGATATAGGTTGGATATTCTTACCCTTACATCTGGAGAGGTAACTAGCATAACAGGATTTTAGTTCGGTTTGTTCCCATCCCTCTAACCCTTTATTGGCATGGAGACTATTTTTTATTTGTTCTTTTCTATGGACTTGTAAGGAAATATAGTTTCTTTCATTTTCTAGCATAGTTTTATTCTTTATATGCCATTCAAGAGACCAATTCAGCATCGACCCTTTCTCCAAATTACAATCGCCACATAATATTTGTAGATTGCTTGGATTAAGTCTTTCCTCAAAGAAATATCGTATTGGTTTAATATGATCTACATGGAGATTATGTTCAGAACCACATACAGGACACATAGGTGTTAATTCTCTTTTGGCCTGTTCTCTGGCATATCTCCATTCTGCGGAATTATAGAAATTATGTAATTTATCTTCTAATTCTTTATTAGAATAATCGTGTTTTATTCTTGTTGGAAGATTCATAATTAATATTCGGTCTTTCGTACATTCTTCAACCACTCTTGATGTTTCTCATGTGTGGTTATTCTATCTTCCTTGTGTTCCTTGATGGTCTTTACTAGAATATTCTCTATTAACTGGTTTAATGTAATGTCCTGTTCGTGTGCCATCAGCATTAACTTATACAGTAATTTCTTTGGTAGTCTGATCTCTACGGTTTCTTTCATTTTTCTTGTGCCTTTCCATCATAAGTTCGTAAATCTCTGTTGGTTAGCGTTGTGTGCAACTGTAGCTTTAATGCTTCTATTTCAGCTTCTTGTTTTTCAATAATGGTTACTAAATCCCATTTATCGACAATCAAGCCGTTCTTTAGCTTTTTGCGTAATAGTTTGGCTTCAACCATTTTCTTGTGCCTTTCTTAGTATTGCTCTAGCAAATTCAATAAGCTGATTACCATATTCACTTGGCTTTTCTCCAGCAACTTCCAGTATTTCCTCATCTGTTAGTTCTCTTACTGGATGCTTATAGAGTGGATATGGTTGGTGACTGATTTTTTCATCTCTTGTTGGTGTACTCATTTGAATGTAACTATTACCATCATTTCTTTCTACCATCAAATATGCTACTGGTTCATACCTATAGGTATCAATTTGAGTATCGTTTTGTAACTTATAGGTATCAATCATTGTAGATAACCTAACCCACCTAGAATACCCATTACCATACAGATAACCATAACAATAAACATTAAGGAAAACATAGTAAAGGTGATTAGGTCATCATATTTTATTGCTTTATTCAGCATTTCACCACACCAATCGTTTAGTCTTTCTAGTGTATTCATTTCAATCCCTTTATTAATATAATCTTTTTGTTTTCACCTGTTGGTTTTACGAATAGTTCTTTCAATTGTTCTCCAGTATTCCATTTCATAGAGGAACTCTTATGCTTAGGTAGACCAGCCGTTTCACCAATCTTTTTCCAATTATCAGCAAGATATACGGCACCATTCTTACCAGCACCTACAAAGGTAATGATATGATTCAATTCATTACCATACTTGATCTTCCATGCATTAGGTGCTTTATGTCTTAATTGTTTTAATACTTGAGTTCCAGCATTTTTAATGGATTGGGTCATGCAAAATCGCCAGTTATTGGCTATATTATTGAATACTGATTTATATTGATCTTTACTGAGGTTGAGGTGTCGGAGTATATCTTTCGGAGGCGGGTACACGGAAGATCCAATGCCTATCATGCCTACGGGTTCATCATTATAATATATCAGCCAATCTATACGGCGGCCTACTGAAGAATTGGTTGGTACATAGGAATGGTGATTTTCAATGATATACTTTACTAAGGCCTTTTGTTCTTTAGTAGACACCTCAATTAATTCTATCATGTTCTATAATCCAATCTAGGGCGTCTTGCAGGTCATCAAAGACGGGACTGGCTTTGTCCCATTGATACTTCGGTTTATCGTAAATAGACCACTTATTGGATGTATGATCCCACTTAGCGGTCTTATCGTAGGTCTTATTGAGATTCATCCTTTTAATAGAGTTTTCTTACTCTCTAGGTTATGGTCTCTTTCATTGGCGACCACTCGATTTTGTAGATAAGATAATCTTCGGTTTAGTCGTATGATCTTGATGTATAGTAATATGACCAATGCAAGGAGAATAGTAAAACTAGCACCCCAACCGACTACTAGGCCATAAGTCCAATACCACAAATTATTGATCGTTTCTTGTATGATACTCATTCTGGTTTCTCTATGATAATCGTTACGGGTGGTTTGGCAAGTGCCTGATTAATTGCTTCGGTTAGACTATGACTGGATTTTCTTGGCATAGTTTTGTTTTTGTTTGGGTGGTTATCAGGTAGCATCCAATCAGGAAAATCTACTTCATCAGGTTCACCCCAATAGTTTTTATTATTCATGACTAGTTTTAATTAATAGTGTGGATTCTAGTGCTTCTTGTTTTGCATCTTCACGGCCTTGTTCATAAGCTTTCTTTACGGCTTCTTCGTGATACTGAAGATAGACCCATTTGCCTGATATATCGGTTTTAAATGTATTTTCCATGTGCCTATTTATTGTATAGTTTTAGGTGGTGCTTCGTTATCAATATCAATGACGGATTGAATTAGATTAAAAAAGTCTGGATGCCTATCATTGAGCAATACTAGTCTGGCCAGTACCATGCCTGTAAAACTGAGGGGATCCATCTGATGCTTGGTAACCATCTCTACCAAAAATTGATCTACTTCATTGGTCATAGTCAGCAATTGTTCATCGGCAATCATAGTTTATTCCTTTTAAATGTTTAATCATTATATGTTAAAATAATCACTCTGTCAAGCCCCTGTTTGGAATAAATAGGTGATTAACCACAGGATGTTTACCTATGCCATTAACCAAAGTAGAAACCCATAATATTGACAATTATGCGGTGTCAACCGAAAAGTTGTCCAATACAGCCGTTGCGGCCTTTGCACAAACTCTTACTCCTAAAATTCTTACAGTAGTTGAAACCGATGACACTTATACAGCATTAGATGATACGGCTATGAATACGGCAGGTGGTTATCTTGTCATTACAGGTTCCGATTTTCAATCAGGTGCTTCTGTCCTTATTGACACCTCTACAGCCAACAGCACCACTTTTGTAAACAGTTCTACATTACGAGCTCAAGTACCAGCAAAAGCATCAGGCACATATAATGTTTATGTGGTCAATCCTGATGGTGGTACGGCAATTCGTGTTAATGCTTTAACTTATAGTGCCTTCCCAGCATTTAGCACTGGTGCATCATTATCTAATCAAACCACTAATGCTGCCTTTAGTGTGGCTATTTCCGCATCTTCTGATTCTAATATTACTTACGCCAACACCACAGCATTACCAGCGGGCACCACATTATTGTCTAATGGTTATTTTTATGGTACTGTTAGCGTTGGTGTTGAAACAACCTATTCATTTACAGTAAAGGCTACTGACATTGAGTTGCAAGACACATCAAGAACATTTAGTTTAACAGTTGCATTGAATCCTCCAGAAAGAATATATGCAGTTGGTAATAACGGTAATCGACAATTAAGTACAGGTGACAACTTATCTAGATCAAGTCCGACTCAAGTGGGAGCATTAACAGATTGGAACATAATGGCGGCCGGTGTTGGTACAACACATGCAATTAAATTAAATGGTACATTATGGGGATGGGGCGGAAATACTTACGGACTAATAGGTAACAATGACTATAATACTAGTCCAAGTAGTCCCGTACAAATAGGATCAAATACTAATTGGTCAAAAATTGGTACTGGTCAACAACATATAGTAGCAATTAGAACAGATGGTACAATGTGGTCATGGGGAAATAATCAATATGGTCAATTAGGATTAAATGACCTAAATGTTACTAGATCCAGTCCAACACAAATAGGATCAGGAACAACTTGGTTAAATGTTGCTGTTGGAACATATAGTGCTTTTGGAGTTAAAACTGATGGTACTCTATGGGCATGGGGAAATAATTCTAGTGGAGAACTTGCATTATTGGACAGAGTTAATAGATCAAGTCCAATACAAGTAGGAGCATTAACAAACTGGGGAAGTGTTGCTTGGGGCGGTAGAATCACAATGAAAGGCGCAAACATACTGGCAGTTAAAACAGATGGTACATTATGGACTACTGGACAAGGCGGTGCTGGTACAAATGGAACAAATAATGTCATTAATAGATCCAGTCCAATACAAGTAGGAGCATTAACAGATTGGAATTATCCAATGTTAGGTGGTCAATTGTCTTACTGTGTTGCGATGTGTACAAAAACAAATGGTTCATTATGGTCTTGGGGATATGGCGGTAATGGAAGTGCAGGAACAAATACTAACATTAATAGATCCAGTCCAATACAAGTAGGAGCATTGACTAATTGGGCTCAAGGGTTAAATAAAATTCATTGTGGTTGGGGTAGTCCAGCAATAGCGGCCGTTAAAACAGATGGTACATTATGGACATGGGGAGCAAATGATTTTGGTCAACAAGGACGAAATTTTGGAAACGTTAATAGTTCCAGTCCGGTTCAAGTAGGAACAAATACAAATTGGAACAAAGTTAACTATGGTTATTTACATGGTTTTTTCCAAACATATAACTAATACAATATGCCACTATTTAAAATCAAATCTCGTCATTTAAAAAACTATTCAGTTCCAACTGAAAAATTCTCCAATACAGCCGTTGTTGCTTTTGCTCAAACATTAACACCTAAAGTCCGTTTGGCCAATACTGCAAATGTGTCATATATTGTATCAACGGCTAATGCTGTCAACATAGGTGGTGGTTATATTGTATTAACGGGTACCAATTTTCAATCTGGTGCTCAAGTATTGGTGGGTAATACACCGGCCACTTCTACATCATTTGTTGATTCTACCACTCTGAGGGTTGAAGTGCCCGCTAGAGCAGCAGGTACATATAATTTATTTGTTGTTAATCCTGATGGTGGTACATCAATTCGTGTTAATGGTATAACTTATAGTTCCCTTCCATCATTCAGTACCGCTGCAACATTGGCCAATACATTTATTACTGACTCTTTTGCAGTTAATATTTCCGCTTCATCCGATTCAGCTATAACATATTCAAATACTACATCATTACCAACTGGCACTTCATTGTTGGCGAATGGTTATTTTTATGGTGCATACAGCGAAATTGCAAATACAACTTTCACTTTTGATGTTAAAGCAACTGATGCTGAATTACAAGATACTTCAAGAACATTTAGTGTATTTGTTGAAGTACCCAAAATTGTAAAAACTTTTGCTATTGGTGGTATAACCGGTTCAGGTGAACTTGGTTTAAATGTGGGTTCAGGTAATTACAGATCCAGTCCTACACAAATTGGTGCATTAACTGATTGGAACGCTTTTTCTTCATGCGATTCGGCCACTTTAGCTGTCAAATATAAAGGCACTTTATGGTCGTGGGGATCTGGAGTACGTAATCAGTTAGGACACGGTGATCAAATTTCTCGATCAAGTCCAACTCAAGTTGGTGCGTTAACAAATTGGTCCAAAGTAGAAGTTGGTTTTAATCACACTTTAGCAATTAAATCTGATGGTACATTATGGGCATGGGGAGCTGCCAACCAAGGAGTTTTGGGAACCAACAATTCAACACCCTTTTTAAGTCCAGTACAAATAGGATCAGAAACAACTTGGTTAGATATTGCTGCTGGAGTTGAATGTTCATTTGCAATTAAATCTGATGGTACATTATGGGCTTGGGGTGATGGCACACTTGGCCAACTTGGATTATCTGGATCACTTGCTAGTCTTAGAAGATCAAGTCCCGTACAAGTAGGTGCGTTAACAGATTGGGGAAGTACTGCATGGGGCGGTAGAATTTTTACTTCGGGTCAAGCAACTTTAGTTGTTAAAACTAATGGTACATTATGGGGTTGGGGTGTAAATACAGCAGGTAGATTAGGAATTGGTTCTGTAGCTAACGCATCAAGTCCAGTTCAAATTGGAGCTTTGGCGGATTGGTCTTATCCTGTGATTTCGGGACCGCATCAAGGAAACGAAGCAGAAACCGCAATGTCAATTTGTACAAAAACCAATGGCACAATATGGTCTTGGGGTAGCAACACATTTGGTGGCCAAGGAAGAAATATAGCAGGAGTAGGTTTTGCTAATTCATCAAATCGTACTTCAAGTCCAGTACAAATAGGAACAGATACCAATTGGGCTCAAGGACCATCTAAAGTTGCAATAGGAAATTTTGGTAATGTTGGTGCGATTAAAACTAATGGTACTTTATGGTTGTGGGGATACAATGGATATGGCACATTAGGATTAAATGATAAAGTTTATAGGTCAAGTCCAGTACAACTAGGATCAGGAACAACATGGTCTAAAGTTTCAAGTGGTGATAGATTTATTATTGGTCAAACAACATCATCATTATTAGGATTTACAACCAGTGCAACTTTACCTAATCAATATGATGATGTTCCAATAGCATTGAATATTATAGCAACTTCTGGTGATTCATCTATAACATATTCAAATACTACATCACTACCAGCTGGTACTTCATTGTTAGCGAATGGTTATTTTTATGGTACAGTTAGCGTTTCTTCACCCACCAATTATTCGTTTACAGTCAAAGCAACTGATGAAACTCTACAAGAAGTGTCAAGAACATTTAGTCTGAATGTTAAAAATCGAATTTTACTTTGGGGTTGGGGAAATGGAGATAAAGACATATTAGTTCAAGGTGTTTTAACTTCTCGATCAAGTCCTACTCAAATTGGTACATCACCAAATTGGACTAAAGTATCAGCCAATCATGAAGGTAGTTACCCTGGTATAATAGCTCGTAAAGACGATGGTACATTATGGAGTTGGGGTGTAAATTCTAGTGGCCAATTAGGATTTGGATCAACTTCAGCAACCCAAGGAAGATCCAGTCCTAGTCAAATAGGAACAGATACTAATTGGACAGATAACTTCATGATTCGAACAAGTGCGGCAATTGCAATTAAATCTGATAATACATTATGGATGTGGGGTTCTGGAGCGAATGGACTTCAAGGAAACAATAGTACTGCTGACAGGCTTAGTCCAGGAATGGTAGACAGCGGTTCTTGGATAAAAGCTTCCGCCTCTCTTTCAGCTGCAGCCATCAAATCTGATGGTACATTGTGGACATGGGGAAGTAATAATCGTGGCCAATTAGGACAAAATAATTTAGTTGAAAAATCCAGTCCAACGCAAGTAGGAACAGGTACAAATTGGAGTGATGTTGTTGCTGATAATTCCGCTTGCTATGCAATTAAAACAGATGGTACATTATGGGTTTGGGGATATAATTCTGGAGGTGCACTTGGACTTAATGATGAGGCGGTCATCGATAGATCCAGTCCAGTACAAGTAGGTACATCAACAGACTGGAGTAAAATATTTGTCACTAGTGGTGTAGGATCGGTTGCAGCTTTGAAAACAAATGGTACATTATGGACATGGGGTCGCAATAGTTTGGGTATATTAGGACAAAACAAAATCAATGCGGTATCCAGTCCTACTCAAATTGGAACAAATACTTGGACTGATGTAGGTTTTGGATATGGGTATCTTGCTGCAATTAGAAGTGATGGTACATTATGGGTAACTGGAGAAAACTCTAACGGACAATTAGGACTTAATGATAGAGTTAATAAATCTAGTCCAGTACAAGTAGGAACAAATACCAATTGGTATCAAATAGCTGGTGGTATAGATTCTTGCTTTGCTTTGACGAAGAATTAAAAAAACCCACCGAAAGGTGGGTTTATTATACTAAATCAAAGTTTGGATCAGATTCACAGACATAATTAATAAACTCTACTGCTTCATCTTCATCATGAAAGTATCTGATTATGGTTTGGCCAGTAAATTGTGAAACAATCACCAATAATATATTATCAAAATCATAGGTAGAAAACTTGATCCACCAGCCATTGCGATTGACTGGTAACCAAGTTCTATACTTATTTGCTACTTCCAGAAACCTTTGATAATTGTCCTGTTTTGACGATTGCTTCTTTTGCATATTCCGTGCCTTTTGTGATTGCTTTTACTGCGTTTACATTATATGTATAAAAGGCCTTATCTGTAATATCGTTAAAGAAGTCTAAACTCTCTTTAAACAATAACTCTTGAAACTCTAGAGCTTTGATAGTCACATCGGTGGTTTTTTTTACTGCAACATCAAGTTCTGGTACTTTAAATAAATCAAACATTTTTATTCCTTTATCTATATAGAGATTGAGCTTCTTCAATTTTACCATTTCTGGCTAAGTTTGCGGCATACTTGGCCTTGCCAATGTCACAAAGTAATGACCAGATATATTTTAAAAATTGCATTAGGATCTCCGTTAATTAAACATTAGTGCTAAATGCACCATAGTACTACTTATCCATTATTATACTGCAATGCAACATAAAATGAGGCAAATGTGAAATTATTTTATAGGATGAAACGAAATTATCACCAAAACCTTATAAGTATCGGTGTTCCGTTTTTAAGTTAAGGTTTGGATTTAATTAGGTGAGCTTTCCTAATACGACAGGAAACCCATTCATTGTAGTACCAATCACTCATCAGAGCGTGGCGGTTGAATATCTCATAAGTTTCCCAATAGGAACACTCACTTCGATTTTTACATAGATGCAACACCTCACGGGTATATTCTTCTTCCCCATTCAGTTTCACATCTTCTTGTAGTTTGGTATTGGATCCCCAATAGGTTTCCCAATCAGAGGCAACACGAATCTTTTTCTTTTTACCCTTGACCTGCTTGGTCTTAGATTTGGTAAAGAACTTCTTACCAACATACTTTTGGCCTGTTTTGATGTGCGTGATAAGATACACAAAACCGAAATAACCCTCAGTTTCTTCTGAAGTTATTTCGGCTGGTGTATTATAATAGTACCAAGTCATTCATCATCATCATTAACATTTTCAGAATCTACCATATACTCCGCACAAAATGGACAATGCAAAGGATCAGTTTCGCATTGTGCATCATCATATTTAATTGTAAAATCTGAACCACAATTGTCACATAGGTGTCGTAGTGACTTCATTAATTACACCATGAAGATTTCTTTTCACCAAAATAAGGCCTTGCATGGCCATTGGCGATTAACAATGCTGACAACTTTTGACCATTGATAATTACATCACCTAACACACGGCCACCATACTTGTCATGTTCTTTTAATTCAATAAGAACAGTTTGATTGGTTTGATATGCTTTGTTTAATGTATCTTTGGTGAATTGTGAGGCCTTTAATGCTGCTTCTGCTTCTTTAGGACATTGAGCACGAAAGCCTTTTTCTGGTGTGTCAACTCCAAGTACACGAATTGACAACTTCTTAGGCAATGGATCAGGCATGAATGGTGCATCAAATTCTACTGTATCACCATCAATAACTCTAGTGACTGGCCAATTATATGGATTGGCAACTGCACCTGAGCCAATCATAATGAGTACAGTCAATAGGCATAATTTAATTTTCTTCATTTCTTGATCATTCCCAAAACTTTAGCTTTAATTGCTTTAGCCCAAAATGGCTCAGGGAAATGCCAACCTACAAATGCACCAACTGCTACCCAAAATAGTGTGTCTAACATATAATTCTCCTTATTGATTAAACTCTAAAACTCTCACCACATCCACAACGATCTTTTTCGTTTGGATTTACAAATTCGAAACCTTCATTCAGACCATTTCTTACATAGTCTATGGTCATGCCATTTAAATAGGCCAGACTTTTAGGATCTGATATGATTTTATATTCTGTATTGTCTTGTACTACATCTTCTGGTAATAGATCATCAACATATTCTAATGTATATGCCAATCCACTACAACCAGTAGTTCTAACACCAACTTTAATACCAATCCCTTTGCCACGCTTCTGCAAATTGGATTGTATTTTGTTAGAGGCCGTGTTTGTTACGATAATCATTTACTGCTGCCTTAATAGCGTCTTCCGCAAGGATACTACAATGGATTTTAACCGGCGGGAGTGCGAGTTCCGCTGCAATTTCAACATTCTTAATTGCGCTAGCCTGCTCCAACGTTTTACCCTTGACCCATTCCGTGACGAGTGAACTAGAGGCAATCGCTGAACCGCATCCATATGTCTTGAAACGAGCATCTCTAATAATACCATTTTCTACCTTTATTTGTAATTTCATCACATCACCACATGCTGGTGCACCGACCATACCTGTACCAACAGTATCGTCAATTTCCATTTTACCCACATTTCGTGGATTTTCGTAGTGATCGATTACTTTATCTGAATATGCCATTAGGCTGCCCTACCCCATACATCACCCCAATCTCCTGATAGAGAACCTTTAGCATAGTCTGTTGCTCTGTTCTCAAAGAAATTGGTGTGTGTTGGTGCGTTAATCATTTCTTCTACCCATGGTAGAGGGTTGCGTTTTACTTTAAACTGACCTTTGAGTCCTAATGAAATCAATCTGCGATCAGCAATATAACGAATATACTTTTTAACATCTTCAGCATCTAAATCTTCCATGTCACCCATTTGGAATGCCAAATCAATAAACTTATCTTCTAATTCTACCATGCGTTCAGCTATAGTATATAGTCTACTTTTCAGATCATCGTTCCAAATCTCACGGTTTTCTTCGATATATGTACGGAACAATTTAATCATATTCTCGGTGTGTTGAGTTTCATCAACGATAGACCAAGTAACAATCTGACCCATACCTTTCATTTTGCCATGTCGTGGAAAATTAAGTAACATAATAAAAGAGCTAAACAACTGCATACCTTCGGTAAATGCTGAGAATACAGCGATGTGAGTTGCTGTATTTTCTTTAGTAGTATTTTTACCAGAAATGTCCATAACATAGTCGTGTTTCTCTTTCATTTCAGCATACGCCATAAACTCATTGTATGTAGTATCAGGTAAACCAAGTGTTTCAATCAAATGACTGTAAGCTGCAATATGTAAGGCTTCACGAGCAGCAAAGCCCAATAACATCATCCGAATTTCTGGTTGTGGGAAATAAGGAAGATAATTATTAACATAACCGCCAGCAACGTCAATGTCTCCTTGGGTGAAGAATCTAAAGATGTGTGTGAGGAACTGTTTTTCTTCTTTTGTAAGTTTCTTTTTCCAATCCTTAACATCTTCGAGCATTGGCACTTCAGTATGCAACCAATGAGATTGCTCATGCTTAAGCCATGCATCGTAAGCCCAAGGATAATTAAAAGGTTTAAAATATGTCCGTTCATCGGTCATCCTTGAATCTGTTTTCTTAATCATTTCTATCCTTCGCAAGCAATACAATCATTGCCTTGTGCTATTTGTGTCATATCTATTTCCTTAATAATTTCTCTTTGAATCTTCTTAGATACTTTATCTGCCTTACCAATCTTTTCAGAACGGCAATAGTATAGTGTTTTCAGTCCTTTTTTCCATGCCATAAAATGAATAGCGTGAATATATTTAATGTGAGCATCTGGTCTAAAGAATAGGTTCAATGACTGTGCTTGGTCAATATACTGTTGTCTATCACCAGCCAATTCAATTACCCACCTTTGGTCAATCTCCATGGATGTTTTGAATACATCTTTATCATGTTGTGACATCCAATCTAGATGTTGAACAGAACCATCGTTAGCAATAATAGATGACCAAATATTATCATAATCATCACTACAAATAACATGATTTTCATCCGCCAAATGGTCTTGTATTACTCTATCTAACCAACGATTCTTATTTAAGAATGATCCCGAAAGAGTATCTTGTCTATAAGCGTTAGCACGATAAGGCTCAACACTAGGGCTAGTATTACCCATGATAATTGAAGAAGATGCGTTTGGTGCGATAGCCATAAGGTGACTAAAACGATTACCAGTTCCCACCGCATCAGGAGCCTCACCTCTTTCCAATCCAAGTTCCTTATTAGCTGCATCTAATCCCTCTCTAATCGTTTTAAAGATTCGATTGTTGGCAACTTTTGCCATGACACCTTCGAAAGCAATACCATTGCGTTGTAAGTAAGCATGAAAGCCGAGAGCCCCAATACCAATGCTACGCTCACGGCTGGCAGAATATCTTGCACGGGCAATAGCGTCAGGAGCATTATCAATGAAATACTGAAGCACATTATCGAGCATCTCAGCCACATCTTTGAGGAATTGTTTGTTGTCTTTCCATTCATCATAAGTCTCCAAATTCAAACTTGATAAACAACATACGGCTGTTCGTTGTTCATTAGTAGGTAATATAATTTCAGAACAAAGATTTGATTGGTGTACTTTTAAACCCAAATCTTTTAAGTGTTGTGGTAATTTATTGTTACTTGTATCGATATAATGAATGTATGGTTCACCTGTATGCATACGCAATTCAAGGATCATTTGCCATAAAGTTTTGGCAGATACAGTTTCACGAATTTCGTTTGATGCTGGATCAATTAGATTCCAAGAATCATCGAAATTTGGATCTAACATAGACTGTTCAATGAGTTGCATGAAGTCATCTGTAATGTTGATACCATGATGCAAATTTAAACACCGCTGGTTTGGATCACCAGTCGGCTTACGCATTTCTAAAAATCCAATAATATCTGGATGACTTATATCCAAATAAGCAGCATACGAACCCCTGCGAGTACGGCCTTGACGATACGCCAAAGAACTTGCATCATAAATTTTAAGATGTGGCATAACACCTGTAGACTTGTCATCAGCAGACCGAATACCAAAGCCGATACCCACTCCGCCACCCAACATAGACAGCCAATTAGTTTCTGATAGATTATCAACTAATCCTTCCGCAGTATCTTCAATATAATTAAGGAAACATGATATAGGCATGCCACGCTTACTACGACCAAAACTGAGAATGGGAGTAGAATAACTGAGCCAATGCTTACTGCTGTATTCATATAGTCTTTGTGCATGTTCTTGATTACTTCCAAATGATTTTGATACAAATGCAAATCTTTCTTGCGGAGAGTTCTCATCTTCTTTCATGTAACTCTCTTTTAATCTTTTTAAACCTAATTCATCAAACAATGAATCTCTACTAAAATCAACGGTAACACCGTGAACGACATTGCTCATCCAAAACTCCAGTTATTGTTATTTTTTTATTACGAATCTATTTTTTGTGTGTCATTCGCTAAGCGAAGATGTATGTAATGTATTCATGATGTTAATGTTTCATTATATTTTTTTCCAAAATGTAAATTTAGCTTGTGCTTCAAGTCCTTTGAAGGTGTTACTACTTATAATACTTTGAATCTCTGATTGACTATATCCGTTTAGTACCATCTCATTAATATCTTTACCATTCATATTGTCTGGCCAAATGACTATAAAATGGTCACTTTTGATCGCATTTTGCATCATCTTCACGATTTCTTTATTGCGTGGTTCATTATCAAATATTAAAACTTTTTTACCTGCTGAAATACTTTTTGCCGTCAATGCAAGGTTGGCATCACCACTCGCCAAACAATTATCTAAGAACAATGAATCGAGTGGTCCCTCAACAAGATATACTGTTTGATTTAGATCAACTCTTTCCATGCCATATACCAATTTACTATCAGATTCTTTTGTACGAATGGTGACATAACGCAAGGTTCTATCACTAGTCACCAATGCACGGCCTGAGATGGCAATTAGGTCATTATATTCATCATAAAATGGTATGACCAACCTTGCATCATTGATCAATTGTTTATCGCAATCAGGTACTAGGTCTGTTACAAATTGTCGATACTTATCAGTATATGCCAACAGTTTGTAATGCTTTTCAGGAATCTTTCTAGACTTAATGTAGTCTAAACAAAAATGTCCAGCAGGTAACTTGTCGACCCATTCTCCTTGTTCAAATACTTTTTGCTTTTCCACTTTGCCGAATTTGGGAGGCGTGATGTTAAATGTGGTGTTGGCGACTTTGGAGTTATTTGATTTACCTGATGTGTATCTTTCGAGTACATATTCTTTGTGGGTGTTGTCATCAACATGTTTGATAAGATTTCCAAGATTTAACCCCACACCGCAATTGTGACATGTATAGAATAGATCGTTACCTTTTTTGAAAACATAACCACGAGCCTTTAATTTATTTTTCTTACTATCACCGCATAGTGGACATGAGAAATTCCAAAGGTAATCATTCTTCTGCTTGAAGTTACGCAAACGGAAGGATAATAGGCGAATGTATTTTGAATCAACTGATAACATCATGTAAGTATAACAAAAAACTACAACAAAATCAAGTTTATTTTAGAAGTGTACCTAACACACCCAAATTAATATTGCCAAACAACCAACCTAGAGCAGCTGCACCACCTAACAACATCCATTTATACTTGTCGATTTCATGCAAGGTATTTGATAGACGATTAGGATCAGTTTTGGCATGCTTAAGCAGATCAGAACGGAGATCATCCAATCTTTCGGTAATGTGCCGTTCGACCTGATCCATACGCTCATGCAGTTCTCTACTTACGGTAGTGATACGAGAGTGAAGTTCTTTTATATCTTCTTTCAAATCGGTTTCCGTTTTTGTATGGTGTTCATGCCGTTGTTCGTGGATGGTAATCATACGAATCATCGTGTCATTCATTTCTTGAATTTTCTCGATAGATTCGGATAACTTCTCATAAACATGGTTGGTTTGTTGAATATCTTTTTCCAATAAACCTACCTTCATTTCCATTTTGTATAATTTTTCTTCTTCAGGATACATTTTTTTTACACTTTATTGAGGCAATCTGTGCGAGTAGAGATTTTAAATGGCACATATCTTCTTCTACTTTAATTAATGCCTCTTTAATTTCTAAGTCCTTGTATTGTTTTTGTTCTAGGTACTCATCGAAACTTTTTTTAGCTTCTATATAACTGCCATAAAAATCAGGTAATGACATTACTTTATGTGAATCATTATTTATCTTCATAGTGTTTTATAGCATCGGTTTTGGTGGTGTTGGAGGTGGTGGCGGTGGTGTTACTGTTGTCGATGCTGTCGTAGCACCATTCAACTTCTCCTGCGTTCTTCCATAAGCCGAAATACCCAATACAGCACCCATGGCAATATGAAATAACCCACCATTAGATAATGTTAGTGGTACCCATTCACGGAAGGCATCATTGGCTGCCTGAGTTTCCCAAAATTGTACAATAGTGTATAATATTGGTGCTAAAATAAAATCAAATATACAAACGGACATATACATCCAACCCATCATTGGACGCCACTTCTTACTCATCCAATCTTCTTCTACTTTGATTTCGTCTGCCATTTTATTTCTCTCCCATTTTTAATGGTTTAATCTTGTTAGCTATACCAATTTTTTCTTCCAGTATGGCAATATGCAGTCGGTTCTCAGCAATTGAATCACGATTCTTTTGAATTTCAATACCTAAGTCTTGGCGTAACTTTTCACGAGCAAGTTCTGCACCCGTATTCGATGCTTGTTTATTGTCACTAGTAACAACTAAACTAACTTTACTATTAAGAATAGTTACATCGTGTTGTAATGCACCGAGAGCTGAGATTAAATATCCTGTGCAGCCAATTAATAGTGGTAATAGTGCAAATAATAGTTTTTCAATAAATGCACCTTTTTGATTTTCTTCTGCCATTTTAATTCCCCTTAAACTGCAGCACCAGCAATAGTGATAGCAGCGTTGATTAATTCATTGAGTTGTTCTTTTAATTCTAATTCTTCAGCATTATCTAATACTGCTTTCTCAACTTCAAAACCTTTTAAGAGGTTAACATATTCTTCTTTACTAATTTGTCCTGCTTGGTATAATTCAGTTACTTCTTTGTATGAATTTTGGATTTCTTCTAAGGTCATCTTGGTTTATTTCCTATTGCTTTCTGTGCAGTTTCAGCAGACCGATTAATCTGTTGTAACTTGAATTTGCAAAAAATTTCAGATACAGTAGAACCTTTATCATATGCTTCAACTCCCTGTTTAGTTAAATCCACCAAATTACCAGATAACTTGTAAACATCATTGTTATTTGGCAAGTATTGTGAAAAGTTTCTTAATTCAATGGAAGCATAATGCATATCAATAAAATTAATTTGTGACTTCATAGAGTTTTTACACTCATTTATGGATAATTCTGATTGTGTGCGAATCTTGTTTACTAATGCATACTCGGCACTATCATATGTTGCCATGTTGTAGGCATCAAATAATGCACAACCATTTAAAGATAATACTGCAACCAATAATAATAATTTTTTCATTATATGTCCGTAAATTTTTCAGTTGGTGCTGTAAAGTTAGCCGTATATCTAGCAAAACCTTTAGTGATTCTCAATTCATCTATATTTCCATTTAAATAATTATTATCCCAAGTAGTTCCTATTTTTACTATGGAATCTTCTGCTGTATATGTTTGAGTGTCACTATAAGTTGAACTAGTTTGCGTACCATTGATAAACATTTTTGTACTGCTACCAGATTTACAAAGAGCAACATGGTACCAAGTGGCCGCAGAAAGATCAGTAGGAGATGTGATCAAAGAATTTCCACCAAATCTCCAAACTAATTTTTTACCACTAGGTTCACCTAATATTAAATGGGGTTGATTGTTATTGCCAGTCCTCCATTCAATGAGGCCAGCACCACTACCAAATGAGTTTACATATAACCAGAATTCTATTGTCCAATCGCCAGCACCTAGTTCAAATCCACCATTAGATCCAGGATATGAACCTGTAGGTATAGCGAAATATTGACTAGAACCATTAAAATAGGCACTTGCTGAACTAAATTTCTTTACTGAAGTATTTGCACCAATACCACCATAGGTCAATATATTGTTTTGCATACTAGCATCATACAATCCACAATTTGTTCCTTGTAGTAAGAATGTAGTGTTGCTTGTTGCGGCTGGCGGTGCTGTTGGTGGAGTAAAAGTGGTAGTGTATTTGGCACCACTAGTAAGTCGAGCATCTGCGATGTAACCATTAAAAAAGTTATTATTATTTGTATCCCAATGTCTACCAATAAAAATTACGTTACCATTAGGAGATACCCAAGTGGATCGTGTTCCACTAGTTCCTTCAACACCATTAATATAAATTTTTGTAGTTGAACCATCAAACACTCCAGCAACGTGAGTCCATTCACCTAAATCTACTTTTTGTGTTGAAACAACTCCAGCCCAATTACTGCCATCATAAAGAGCTAATTGCATGTATTGGCCATCTAAACTTGCAACGTTTCCGTTACTAGGACCAAAAAGTATAGGTATTGTTCCGCCTGTATGACGAGAGCAGAAAATAGCTCCATTAGGTGTTCTAGTTAAATACACCCATGCTTCTGCGGTAAAAGCTCCACTTGGAAAAGCTGCGCCAGGTATTGATAATGCATCGCTGGTGTTATTATTGAAGTAAACTGATCCAGAAAAATTTGTATTTGAAGAAGGATTGTAAGAATATGTTTCATGTGCGGTTGTAAAAGGACTAAACTTCTCCACAGAAACTCCACTCTTATCATTAAGCACATTAGTTGAAATGCCGGTCGTATCTTCAAACTTATTAGTTTGCGCTGTTAACACTTTAGTGTTTGTTACGGCTGTTAACGCTGAGGTACTTGGAGTAAAGTTACCAGTATATACTACGCTACCCATTACAATACGAGCATTTGAAATGTAATTCTTACCGCCGTTGTTACCTAGTCCATTATTGTCGTTTAATCCATTAAGCACCCAACGGCTAGCACTACCAGTAACACCATTACTGTTTGTACCGGAAGCAACAGACACACCATTTACATAAATTGTCATTAAACGATTTGCATCTTTTGTTACTGCAACATGATACCATTGGCCATAAGAATATGTGGTTGATGAGGCTAGTTCATAGTTTGTACCACCACCGTTGCCTTGGCCAGCTTTAAATTTTCCATCACCATGTAGTCCTACTTGTATAGCATTACCGTAACCTCCTCCGCTACCAACACTAAAATGAGCTGTGGTTGCGGTCATAGGAAATACCCAATACTCAATCGTAAACGGAGTAGTTCCTGCGGCAAATCCAGCTGCAAGTTGAGCGTTGTCACCGAAAAGATAATTTCCATTAGAAGGAAAATAATAACTGTATGCATTTGTCCTAGTTGTATAAGGACTTTTTGATCCTTCAACTGGATTACCAGAAAAAATGGATACTGCATGATTGTTTGCGGAAGTATCTACAAAAACAGAATTGTTTGCACCTTGAGATACATTATCTAATTGCATTAAGAATGTTACTGCATTATACTTAGCTTCACCAAATACAACTGTTACACCAAATGTTTTATTAGATGTTTGGTTTTGATTATCGCTAGCAACTACATCAAAAGAATATGTTGTGGTTGCACCAACAGTAATAGTACCATAAAAGTAACCATTAGATGCCAATGTAGTGCCGGATGGTAGTGATGAACCTGCAGCCAAAGCATATGATGTAGCTTCTGTTGCGCTTAGATTTAAACTGAAAGCTACTTCAGATACTTGACCAGTTAAAGGACTTGTAGTGACCCAAGTTGGATCTGAAGAATAAGTTATGCCTGAAACTCTAATGCCTGTACCACCATCAGGATTTACAACATAAAGATTGTATGTTGCAGCTGATTTAGCGGGCACTTGAACTCGTAGTGTGGTACTATTAACATATGTGACTGCTGATGCTGTAGTGGTATCAACTAGTACTGTTGCTCCATCTTGAAAATTACTACCAGTTACTACAATATAACCACCACCCACATTCACAGCTGTATCATCTAATACAGTAAAAGTGCTATTGGCTATACTAACTGTGGAAACTTTAGGTGTTAATGAGTTTGCAAAAGTAGCAGATGATGCAAAAGCAATAGTTGCGTTTGCTGATAGATCGGCCGTTTGAATTGCACCTGCTTCAATTGATCCAGATTGTATTTTTGTTAAAGGCATATTACTTTACACTTTCGTATATTTGTTTTTGAGTTTTGTACCAATCTTGCCACGCTTTCAATTTTTCACGGGTTTCGTGACAGGTTCCATAATTTTCTGTGACGGTGTTGAGGAGTTCAGGGGTTTTAATGTTGGAGGTTCCTGTAATAGTTCCGATGGTACTTGAGGGAACTTCATTTTGACTGGAACTGTTGTGCAAGCTGACAGCAGCATTAGACAACTTACAATCATCAGTAACATATTTTTGAATTGCATTGATGTTCTCATTAGTATTTGTTTGTGTTAAATCTATTTTACTTTTAAGTTCTTTTGAT